TTGCGTCCTTTCATCAAACTTGATGTCACGTTTTATAGATAAGATTTTCTCGCGCGTATCAATCCACTCCTTCATAGTATACCACGATACTAGATCAAATCCGTAATTACCCATACCGTAGCTAAAGTATGTTTGCTGTGCTAGGGTTTGTTCTAAAGTAAAGAGCGTATTAATACCCTCGTTTGATCCTTCTTGGAAATCTGTTATAGACATAACCTTTCTATAATCCATGAGGTCGTAGTCGAATATGTTTGAATACTCTGTCGCTGTGGTCTTTTCAGATTGAAGTGAGGGAGCTGTATGCTGTGATTTCCGGAAGTTTGAAGATAATGATTGACTAAAAGATGTTATTGTTTGATATAGGGAGTTATCTACTATTTCTAGTTCAGGCACTCCTTGTTCAAATGTACTGGACAGGGCCGATGAGCTAGTAAATAGGGAAGATGGCAGTGCAGACTGACTTATAAAAACCGTAGTAGGTGCTTCAACAGTCCAGTCCGCTCCTGGCCATGGTGGCTTGTTTGATATTTTCTTTGATGCATTTACGTTTGACTTCGCGAGTGTAAATAACTCGTCTAGCCTAATACCTCTATTCTTATCATATAAACGAGAATCAAATATAAGATATTCTTTTGTATACCCGGCAAATTTTGTAAAGTACTCGGCTGCTATCTGTATATTTTGAAATAGCTGGTCTTGATGAATCTCTAATGTTATCAGAGGGTATCCTAAAGATCTTTTAATACGATCACCTAAATCACCAAAAGTCTCGATTTTGCTATTCAGATTCGTTGATTGAAAAGCTGAAACGGGCGAAATTTCACATGCCGGTACTGTTGCCATGAGTATATTTATTCAACAGGAGGTGCTTCTACGGCTTCTGCAGGTGGGGTATCGCCACCTTGTTCAACATCACCTTCATCTGCTACTCCACCACCAAACTCCGGTATACCTCCCCCGCCACCTCCACCAACTTCTCCGGGTATTCCTTCTGCCCCGTCACCTGGTTGAAGGTCGGCCGCTAAGGCAGCTTCCTTCCAATTCGGTCCCATGGCTTGAATTTGAGCTAGTTCCCATTGCATCTCTGCATCCTTCCTCAAGAATTCTCTATTTGCAAGTATATCACTATCGTGCCAGCCTAGGTATTTTTTCTGAGCATATGTATCAGACACAAACTCACTCGTGGCAAGATTGTTATAATTACTCGCCTTGAGCTCGAGTCTTTGATTGTCTCTCAGCTCATAAAAGTTAGTTGGTACATTAAACGAGATATCAACTGAAGTTTCGTCGAGATCTAATTTATCCCATAGCCCTGTAAATTTTAGATGCGTTATGAATCCCTTTTTAATTGAGCTTGCAAATCGTTGCTGCTGTCTGATTATAAAGCGCGCAAACTTAAGTTCCTCACGTAAAATCTCAGAACCATCTCTAACGGCATCCTGTGGATCTAATCGCGAAGTAGGAACCTTAAGAGATCTATATAGCTTCTTAATAAAGTACATCAAGTCGGCTAATTCACCGAGGTTTTGACCGCCTGGTAATGATGTTACTGATGAACCTTCTGATCCTTGCCTTTTAGGAAACCAAAACGCGTCTAGCATTGATTGAGGGTTAAACTTTTTAACAACGTCTGCTTGATCGATATCAAACGTCTTCGATGACCAATAGTTGCTTATTAGCTTCTTAAGATAAGCCTCTGCTTTAGGAGCGGGCATATTACCTACGTCCACGTTAAATACTAGTCTCTCTGGCGCCCTTACCAATCTATATATAACAATAGCATCCTCAATCAACGATAGTTGACGATATGAACGTCTTGCGTTTTCTAGGAACGGTAGAACGGATAGTTTACTCTCATCCATTAAGCCAGAATTAACGTATATCACTTGGTTTTCCTCTAATGGAATGTAATCGTAACTCTCTTGTTTATCTGGTCTCTCTTCATCAAAAATAGGCTTTTTATATACATATCCCTTGATTAACATGTTTTGTATATTGTTATATACTGGATCAATTAACTCTGCTGGTAGGTTTAACACACCCAACACTCCTTCCTGTTGAAAGTCCTTATGTATAATGAGCTCGAAAAACAACTCACCTTCAATTAGAAACTGTCTAAAGTACTGCCAGCCCTTACCTTCTAAATTAAAGTAATTAGCATACTTGTCAAACTCCTCCTCGATATCCTGCTTATCGCTTCCATCTAAGTCAATATTCTTAAACTTAATATTCAACACCCTACCCTCTTCATCAATATTAATTGACTCATCACAAATTTCATCTAGAGCATCAGCAACATCAGAATAAGCAGCCATCACTCGATAGTCTCTCATTCTCGCTCCTTTATTTTCCTGAATATTTGCATACATCACCTGACCGAATGATGTGTCCTTACCCATAGCTCCTATCGGTAGGTTATTATAGTCATTTGATGAAGATATAGAGTGTCGGGATAGAGCCTCTGATCTTCTTATTCCCGTCTTCGCGAAGGTTTTATATTTAGGATTTAAGGTATCATCCTCCGGGTCTACAATCTGCGTATATGGTAGTTTATTTTGTATGTAAGATACGAGATTTCTACCAAACGTAGATGACCTTCCATTATTAGATGATTGATTTGATGCCATTTCTCTTTATTTATTTAGTCAGTTATGTTAATATAGCCATCCACTTCTCCCCAACCAGCTGGATTAGCCGCTATTAATTTAAAGTTACCCGTACCAGTGAAGGTACTCGGATTAAAATAGAGCGTACATCTATTATCATCAAGTACATTAACACTACTTCGAATGCTATACCCGGACACGTTACCGGTGATCGTCGTTATATTTGTAAGTGGTTCACCGACCGGAGATACGTTGTTACTACTAATGTAAAATTGTGTTGTTCTATCAAAGTTGTAACCATAAGCAATAAGCGTATTAGCTTGACTGTTTTTGAGGCTAACAAGGTCTCTATCTAGTCGAAACGTTGCGCTCGACGTGCTGTAGAACAAATTACTAAAAGAAGGGCTAGCAGATGAGGTGTAGTATGTCGAGTAATAAGGATCAGTATAGCTGCTAAGCTCTGCGAAGTCTGAGTAGTATTTTAAATCTGCCGAGCTATCAACACCGTGAAGGTTTGTATCAACGTTGTACACAGGTACAGCTGGATCAGTGTCTCTGAATAACCACGTTTTAATCGTAAAGCTTGTATCTACAACTACCCTAAACTTATCAATATATGAAATATCAACCGGGTTGTTATAGTTTAGGCTACCGTTCCATAGCACTTCAGATCTAATTTCCATATCTTCAGCTAAATCAAACTCGTCAGGAATTTTCCAAGCTAGAATTATATATGGGTTATTGTAGGGTACAAAATTAGATATGATTTGATCCATGTCGTTCATATACTTCGTCAATATTGACATACTAACTTCAATATTAACTGGTACAGGATTTACTATATTAGACAGCTTCTCAAACCCTTGAGAGTTGGGGTTTCCTGGATAGTATGAGGGGTGTATTTTATTAAAGACACGTGAAGGGTCACGCGATATAGATTTTACATCAATTGACACAACCGGTAGCGTTACGTTTTGAGCTTTGTTGACTATATCGTACATTACTCGCTGCTTAGGAGCAAACACATATCTCACCTCAATATCCTGCCGGGCAGTCCTATTCTTATCGAATCTACTAACAACAGTATCATCAAAGGCTGCAACAAACTGAGTAAGGATATCCTTAATCTCCCAAAAAAAGCTTCTATTGTTCACACGTTTATTTATTCTAAATGAATCTATCTAAAAAATATTTAGGGATTTTTGATGTGTTCTGTAAAACTGCATCGGCTATGGCTCTATCCAAGACGTAGGTCGCGCAAAAATCGTCTTTAGACCTTATACCCCTACCACATGCCTGTATAAAAGCACTTAACATCTTATCTTGATACCACTCAAAACTATCATTCGTAAGTGTCTTAATTCTTTCATCACTTAAAGGAAGGTACGGTGCTTTAATTATCACTTGAAATCTTGCAAGATCTCCTTTAAGATCTACTCCGTGTGACATAGAAGGCGATACTAAGACTGTGGGATCATCCGTACTCAAATGATCATCAAGCAGACTCTCATTTCGAACACCAGGCTCTCTAAACAAAAACCTATCACCTTTTAAGTGTGTCTTGAGATAGCCCGTTATCATGTTGCTTTGTGTGTGTATAATTCCCTTATCACTGTGGTGGTGTTTGCATATACTCTCAACCTGCTTCAAGATAGTAGGTAGCATCTTTTTAAGGTTGTAGTGGTTGAGCTTTGCTTTTGTTGAAACATAAATTGGAGCTTTCTCGGGTGGGAAGTCAGACTTCGATTCAATATATCTAAATTCCTTTGGCTTAATGCCTAAGGATTTGCAAAATCCATTAACGTCAATTATTGTTGCAGACATCAATAATACCTTGTCAGCGTATTTGAAGATATGCTTCGAGAGATTGTTAACTCTTAAGGGGGTAAATGTAATACTGTCATGGCTCTTCTCAATAATATACTCACACTCGTGCCATGTCTCTACTAGTGTTCGAATTTTATTTTGAAGATCTCTAATAGCTAATGCTTCACTTTTATATTCATTTGACTTTAGAGCAGAAACACTCTTACTAGCCATTATTATATCTTGAAGATATTCTATTCTGTCGCCGAGATCCTCTGACACCGCACCTACCCACCTTCTTACCTTATCGTATTGAGCACTGCTAGGTATTGGCCGTAGTTTAATGTCCGATCTCTTAAGGGTATCGAAGCGAATTGTACATGAATATATCTTAACTAATTGATCCTCCAGCTCAGCAGCCTCATCACATACAATATACTCTCGCCTTTTAACATGGTCAGGAAGTGAAGAGAACATACTATAATTAAGTGCAGTGAATG